AAAGACCCAGATCTTTAAAAATCTGGGTCAAATTGGTGGAGGCGAGGGGACACTTAATCTTTAATTTTCACTAAAGCGTGGACTATATCTTCATCCTCGCGGATGTTGGATGCTCTAGCCGGTACTCCGGTAGTCTCTGCACCTTCCTATTTCTAGGCTCGGCTCAGTATTGCCATATTACTTTCGTAATTTAGGTTTCACTGAATTCTTCCAATTTATACATTATCTATTGCTAGATAAGTCGACCTGCTTGTTGATCGAACCCCTGTGTTTATACTTTTCTATTTATACTTCTACACGCTTAGCTAGCTTTCGTACTTTGGTTGACTAAAGGTAACCAGGCACTAGCGACCTATCCATGTTTAGAGTCCTACCTGTATGTGTGATTAACGACCACATACCACCGCTTGCACTCAATTTTCTAAGAATCACAAGACCTTCTAAACCTATTTTTATTTCCAAAAGCTTTAATAGGATTATCTTTTGGTTCCTTAGGCAGCTAGGAGTGCTGGCTCTTCAAAGCTGGCGAGGATTTCGTCAGCGTTCTCGAGACAATACAATGCTTCCGCAAGGATAGCGTCAGAGTTATCTTCTGCATTTATGTTTTTAATCAGCTTTTTAAAGTGGCCAACTGATTAACCACTACGTGCCATACAAACTTCGAGTATAAGTCGAAACCAGTACGCCCCCAAAATTATTTATCAAAGAACAATTAGAGTCTATAAAGAACCCAACTAATCTTACTAGAGATAATTGAATTAAGCTTTAATAAACTACTAATCAATTTGCGGTAAATCTTTGACTTACGTAAAAATTTTATAATACGACGATGAAGAGTTGATTCCTTTTTCTTAAGATCCTTAGCCCATTCAATATTTTGAATAATACGAATCTTAGCAGGTTCTTTCTTTGCTTCAGTAAGAGTAATTTCAGTAAGCTTACCTTTTACGAATTCAGCTTCAAACTCCACCCACCAATCATATCCATCAAGATCGGTATCATCTTCAATTACATCTGAAAAAATATTAACGTTTGATTTATTAGTAGAAAAATTATGATAAAATCTTACTGTACCTGTATGCTTGGTATCAACCCACTTAGAAGATACCTCTTTCATATACCCCTTAAAAAAAGCCCCTTCATCATCTACCCACTCCCTCTCTACTTTTTGGTAGCGAAGTTTACCGGTCTTAGTAACTTCGTAGATAGAGAGAGAATTTTCAAGATCTTTAGTCTGAAAGTCACATTCTTCCCACTTAATATCTTTTAGAGCTTTAAGCTCTTTATTAAGAGGAAGTGCTTTCTTTATAAAAATTATATCAAACATACCCATACAAATAATTATGGATGCATTTAGAGAGAATGCAACACTTTTCTTACGTATTGCTCAAACGTTGGTATTTTAGGTTCAGGTTGTACACCATCAATTTGTTCTTTAGCTGCATTAAGTTTCTTAGTGAGAAATGCTCTTACTTCTTCTGGACTATTCAAGCTATCTGTACGCATTTCTATTGGAATACCACCAGCTGCTTTCCATTCTTTAATATATTTTGGAAAATCATCAATAAGAACATTGGGCTTACCTGTTTCTTTATTAATTGCGTTAATAGTTTTATCTCTAACAAAGGACATTTCATCAGGAAGTGGGTTAAGGTGCTTATGAATCCAAATTCTCTTTCCAGCTTCTGAAGCCTGTTCATCAATACCAGCAGGACAGGAGCAAATACTATAACCTCCTACCTCTTTCACAACTGTGTTAATAATAGCGTCAGTTAGAGGGCCAAAAGTAGGAAGATCGGCAAAAAACTTCTTAACTCCACCCTGTTTTTGAAAGAACTCTTTAGCTTTACCTTCTCTATCTGTCCAAATTTGACGTGTATGTTCTTTTTCAGGTTCCGTTAGTGCTTTATAATGCTTACCAATCATTCCCATGGAAACTGTATCAAAAAGGTTAGCAAGTAACCCATCCATGTCGAGGTATACCTTCATTATTTTCTATCCTTTCTATGTGTTCTCTTCCACCACTTACACCAACCATCAGGTTTAATAACACCGAATACGGCAGAACACTTATTTGGAGGTCTCCACATCGTACATACATCACAGCGATGACCATCAACAGGATGAGCCACATAGCCTGCCTTCTGTTTAGAGTGCATGTGTTCGGTTAATAATGATTCAAATATCTTTTTAAAGTTCATTTATTTGTTAATATTACAACAAAGCGATAAAGAAAATATCCTTTAAAATGTCTGTTTACAAACTCTTTCTTAGCACTTACGACCAATTTATTTTCGTTTTCTGCATGATGCTTAGTCTGTTCTTTTAAATGCTCATCTGCCTGCTCTGACGTTGAAAAATACCCACTCCATTTAATGGTATTGCGATCTATTATAGGTGCTGTATTATGTGGTGGATTGTGATCCATAAGAGTCATAGCATATATTATTTAGTCTGGGCAGAAGTGGATTCGAACCACTGAAGGCAATAGCCAGAAGATTTACAGTCTTCCCCGTTTGTCCAGCTTCGGTATCTACCCATTAAATTTTATGACCAAAAGAAGTAACGATATTTAACAAGTTGTGTTAGAATATCACTATCTTTATCTTGAATAAGTTGCTCAAGACGATTAACCTCTCCATAGAGTTCTTCGTATGACTCTTCTCGTGGTGTCATCTTAAACATCTTAACCTTACCCTTATCATCTGTCTCACACGGTACAAACATTTCCTTGAGTGGTTGATGAGGTGGATAGGCATTATCCATATCTTTTTCTAGCTGTGGTCGTTCAATAGTAATATAATTGTAAGCAGATTCAAGCCATTTAGCGAACGCTACAGCGTGCTCACCTGTACCCTCCCAATCAGTGTGACCATGAAGGTATTCTGTTTCATAAAAACTCTTAATAAACTCAAAATTTATAATCTCAATAAGGTGAGATGTGTCTGTCCAGGTACGTGGAATTGCCTTACGAATACGATTATTTTCTGGAGCAAAGATTGGACGAATCTTATCGTAGTATCGTAGCTTCCAACGGAATGGAAGTACATCCCATACACTACGAATACTAAACTTATCGTCCATAAAGTTCCAAAACTTACGACTAAAAGACTTTTTATAGGTCTCAAGGTCAGCAAAATCACACCGTAAAGCATGATTGCGTGCTTGGAATTTTTCTGGTGTCATTAGTATTTCTTTACAAGCTTTCCCTTGATCTTTACAAAGCCTTCAACCTTGCCTGATGCCTTAGGAAAGTTTTCCTTGTATTTTTTTGTGTCGCTTACGCGTGATTTTGATCCTTTGCCTGCCATATTAGTGTTTGGTTATGATTGCTTCGACTTTATTTACCCTCCACCGGCACTTATTGCCACGGAGATCATTCTTAGTAAGCTTGCCCTCAGTCGTAAGCTCCCGAAGAAGCCATCCAGCCCTGGAGGCATCAACCTTAAGAGCTGTACAAACGTCAGAGACTGAGAACTTACCGTTCATACTAAGAATTTGCTTACGAGCTTCTTCCTTCTTATCAGACTTAGTAGTCTTACCAGCACCCTCGGTTATCTTAACCGGAGTAAAGTCATAACCACGACTAGTAAACGCACAGGTATAGTCAATACCAGGACCGAAGCGATTCTTAGCGAAGTAAATCCGACGATGACCAGGCTCTTCCTCTGAGAGTTCAACAAAAACATTGACATCAACAGCGTACGTCAACAGGTTTGTACCCTTAATAACACCACCCTTAGTAAGATGACAGATAATAAGAACAACACACTCTGTCTCCTTAGCACGGTTAATAAGAGTCTCAATGAACTCCTTCTCTTCCATATTGCTCTTATCGACAGCATGGAACGAATCAATGACGATAACGTCAACGTCGTTCATAAACCCGATAATCTTCTTAGCATTAGACTCGTTACAAATACCAACATCTTCAATACCAAGACGCTTACAGGCAAAGGCAACCTGATGAATAGACTCCTCCGCCGATACAAATCCAACCCTATGACCGTTCTTTGTTATACCGTTAAGAATCTGAAGAACCATCGTCGACTTACCAACACCTGCCTTTGATGAGATTGTAGTAACTGAACCCGGAAGCATTCCACCTCCGAACATTTCGTCAACCTCGGGAATACCCGACTTGACGCGACGATTGTA